GCTCATATGGAGCGCGGCAAGGTCATGGAGGACGACGCCCGCCGGGAATACGCCTTCATGTTCGACGCCGAGCCGGAGCGCATCGGCTTCATCGTCAACGGACGCAAGGGGTGCTCGCCGGATTCGCTAATCGGCGAAAGCGGCATGCTCGAGATTAAGACAAAGCTGCCGCATCTGCTGATCGAAACCATTCTCGCCGACAAGTTCCCGGCCGAGCACAAGGCGCAGTGCCAGGGCGCGCTATGGGTTGCCGAGCGCGAATGGATCGACATTGCGGTCTATTGGCCGGGGCTGCCGCTCTTTGTGAAGCGCGCCTATCGCGACGAGCCCTATCTCAAGGATCTTGAGGCGGCCGTCGATCAGTTCAATGACGAGCTGGACGGCGTGGTCAGCCGCATTCGGGCCTATGGCCTGCCGGAAGGCTATGAGCCGCCAGTCAATCTTCTGATGGCGGGCTGAGCCATGACGGCGCCGCCTCTCCCATTCTACTGGTCCGATAAAGCAAAGGCGATGGTGCCGCTGAATGAGGGCATCGCGCGCCGCTGCGCCAAGGCCTATGGCGATGGCGAGATCGTCAACCTAGTGCATGTCGAGGACCGTTCCTCGGCTTCGCACCGCCAGTATTTCGCCGCGGTGAACGAGGGGTGGCAGAGCCTTCCCGAGCATCTGGCGGACCAATTCCCCACCGCGGAACACCTTCGCAAGTGGTGCCTGATCCGTGCCGGCTACAGCGATAGCGAAACCTTGGTCGCGTCGTCGAAGGCTGAGGCTGTGCGTCTCGCCGCGTTCATCCGGCCGATCGACGAATTCAGCATCGTGACCGTGCAGGGCGCTGTCGTGACTCGCTTCACGGCCAAAAGCCAGAACATGCGGGCGATGGGCAAGGCCGAGTTTGAGGCCAGCAAGCGCGCGGTGCTGGACAAGATCGCGGACATGATCGGCGTCAGCACGAATGACCTTACCAAAGCGGAGGCAGCATGAGCGAACATATTGATTTGAAATGGGGCACGCTGAAGGGATGGCATCTGGAAACAGATGCTTCAAAAGAAGCCGTGCGTAGGTATTTGGCCGGTCCGACATCGCTAAGCGCTATGGCGCAACACGATACTCAAGACCAAAAGCAGGCGCTTTGTGACCTGATCGACATTCTTGACGGCACGATCGTGAACAACTGGACCGGGGAGGAAATGACAAAGGAAGAAGCCAAGAAATACGTTCTGGAATACTGAACATGGCCCGCCGCGAGTTCCCCTCCAAAGTGCGGACACAGGCCTTTCAGCGCGCGGCCGGCTTCTGTGAGCAGTGCGGCTCCAAGCTGTTCCCCGGCAAGTTCGCCTATGACCACGTACTGCCCGATGCCCTCGGCGGCGAGCCTGTGCTCGAAAACTGCGAGGTTCTTTGCGACGGCTGCCACGGCGCCAAAACGGCCCATGGGGACGTGCCGCGCATCGCCAAGGCCAACCGCCAGCGCGCCGCGCATATCGGCGCCAGAACGAAGACAAGCCGCCCGCTGCCTGGTTCCAAAGCTTCAGGCTGGCGCAAGCGCATGGATGGAACGGTGGAGCGCAGATGACCGAACACGATCTCCACAAAGCGGTGGTGCAGCTGCTGAAATTCACCGCTCGGCCGGGCCTCATTTGGTTCCATGTGCCCAACGGAGAGCTTCGCGATACGCGCACCGGAAACCGGCTCAAGGCCATGGGAGTTCGGCCGGGTGTCGCTGATTTCTGCCTTACGCTACCAGGTGGTCGCGCGGCATTCCTTGAGCTGAAATCTGCAAAGGGCCGCTCATCGCCAGAGCAGAAGGCCTTTGCTGCCTCATGCGATGAGGCCGGCGCGCTTTACGCCGTCGCAAAGTCGCTATCTGAGGCAACAGAGATCCTGCGCCAATGGGGGGCCATCAAGACGGCCGCGGTGGCTGCATGAGCGGGCGGGCTGCATATCCAAAGGCATTCATGACTCCGAGTGGGCGAATGGTCTCCATCCGAACTATGGGGCGCGCCCTGAAGGAAATCCGGCAAAAACCAGACTTGGACTACCAAGGGTGGGAGTGGTTCGAGGTTAGCGGCAGGTCGATCCTTCGCGATTTCATGGCCGGCGTACACGACCGGATTAACACGCGCGCTAGACCCCGCGTCCTTGCAAGGAGGTAGCATGAAGCACACTCGCGACCAACTTGGACCGGCACAATTCAAGGTCCTAGGCCGGATCGTCGGCAATATGTTTGAGCAGGGCGAGAGGCTGGAGCCGCTCATCGGCCCGCGTGGCGGCATCAAGCACTACGAGCTGAAGCCGTCTCATCAGATCCTGAGCCGCTCGATTATCGACGGCATGATGAGGTCCGGCCTCATATCGGACGACCTCAGCCCGACGCCAGCCGGGACAAATCTCTACCTGCGATCTCTGATCGAGAGGCCGGCATGACCAACCACGCCGCCATGCTGGACGAACTGCGCCTCCGCTATTCGGAGGACGCCCATTGGATCGAGACCCTCGAGGCCAAGAAGAGGCCTGCCGTCGAGATCGAACTCAAGCGCCAACGGCTCGGCCTTCTCAAGGAGATCGGAGCCGAGTTCGCGCGCCTCACATCGCAGAGTAAGGAGCGTTGACGATGGACATTGCCCTTCCCGCTGACCCGACCACGTCTAAGGCCATCAGCATGGCTCGAAAAGGGTTCTCACCGAGGGCCATCAAGGACGCCATGGGAAGATGGATGTCCGAAGCCGACATCCGCGCGCTCGTCGAACGAGAGCGAAGCGAAGCAACGGTCATGAATCGGATAGGAATTCTTCGCCAAGAGGAGAAGCGGGCGGAGGAACAGCTCATGTTCATCCGCGGCCGCATCAAGATGGCGGAGCGGCGGCTCTCGGCCCTTCAAAAGAAGCTGATCGAAGCCATGGAAAAGGGATCGAAGTCCGGGCCTGATGCGGCCCTGGAAGACATAATTCTGAGGGTTTCGGTAACTTCGGGGATAGCTCGGAAAGAACTCGTTTGGGGAGGTCGACAGGCCGCGCTCAGCATCGCTAGGCATGAGATCATGTATCTGGCAGCCGTGGAAACGTCATTGTCTTTGCCAGAGATCGCGGAACGGCTCGGCGGCATGGACCATACATCGATCATCCACGGGATCAGGCGGCACAGCGAGCGGACGGGTCTTCCGCTTCCGCGCGGGATGAAACCCTATCAACCAAAGAGCAAGCCATGACGGACTGGTTCAGGACCTGGCACGGGGCGCCCACAAATCCGAAGTGGCTGGGCATTGCCAGAAGGGCGGGCGTTGCCCCGGGCATCGCCGTAGCGGTGTTCTGGGCTCTTCTCGACAGGGCCTCGCAGGCCGAGGATCGCGGCAGCATTGCAGGTTACGACCCGGAAGGCCTCGGCTACTTCTTTGGGTGCGAGCCTGAGCAGGTCGATCTGATCGTGGTGGCTTTGGAGGAGAAGCAAGTCATTGCTGACAATCGGTTTTGCGGCTGGGAAAAGTACCAGCCAAAGCGCGAAGATGGCTCGTCCGAACGCGCCAAAGAATGGCGCGAACGCAAGCGAACGCAAGCGAACGCCGAAAAACGCCCAGATACAGATACAGATACAGATACAGATACAGATACAGAAGATACCTCTTCACTCCGTTCAGAGGTATCAACCAACTCACTTCGTTCGTTGGAGCGCGTTAGCGCGCAAACGGCCTCGGTCGAGGACGAAAAGGCTTCCAGGGCGAAGCCGAAGCGCGGAACGCGGCTCCCTCCAGACTGGCAGCCGTCCGACGATGACAGGGCCCATGCCCTCAGCCTAGGCATTCCAGAGCCCTCCTATCGCAAGCAGGTCGAGAGCTTCCGCGACTACTGGACAGCCAAGGCCGGCGCCAGCGCCGTCAAACTGGACTGGCCGGCGACGCTCCGCAACTGGATGCGCCGGCATGCCGAGGAAAAAGGCTTTGCTCCGCTTGCCGCGTCTGGGCAGCCGCCCGCAGCCCCGAGCGGCACGTTCTGGCCCGGCCCAGGCTATCCAACGCACGAAGAGATTCTCGCCAAACATTCCAAGCCCAAGGTGACCGACGATGCGACAGCAGACGGCAGCGGCCGAAACGACGGCGGATCGATACTGGCGGATGGGGACGGAGTGCATCGCCCGCTGGAAGGGCGCGGGTCAGAACTCGGCAAGGGCGATCAAGCCGGACGATCCGGAATGGCCAGTTTGGGAGAGCTACTTTCGCTCGATCGGCTGGCGCCCCGCCGTCATGCGGATGGTCGAGGCCGGCTCGGTCCCTTCGATGACCGTCCCATGCCAATGGCCGGAATGGCTGGACGATAGGATTTCGAGGGAAGCCGCAGAATGAGCCTCACCAAAGCCCAAAAGCTTGCCCGCCGCCGTGCCCGCTCGGCACAGCGCAAGGATCTACCCCGCACACCATCGGGCCAGCTCTCCCGTTCAGCCGAGCGATACGAGATCGAGACCACCAATCGAGAAAAGGATGCACGGATCGTGGTAATGCAGGCTCGGGTCCGCACTGGAAGGGCCGTAGAATCGACAGCGGGGCTCGCTGAGGCCGGTTCCAGCATCGGGCGGCTAGTCATAGCCGGGCAGATCAATTCGCGTCTGTACGAGGCTGCCAAGCGGTTTGATGAGGATGTGTGGCGGTACCATCGTCTGACGGGCATCCCGCACCCATCGCCAAAGGCCATGGACATCGGCAGAGTGCGCGGTCGTGGCCATGACAGCGACGTGGTTTCTGAGAGGGCAGCTGCATCGAAATACATGAAAGCCATTGGCGTGCTTGGTCAGGTAGACGTATCTGGCCGGCCTGTCAGGACCGCGGTCAACAACTGCGTCGTGATGGACTATCCCGCCGATAACTGGCCCCCGCACATGGTCGCCTATCTGGTCCGCGGGCTGCGGGCTCTTGCGGATTACTACCAGATCCCGACAAGCGCGGGCTTCTCGGTATTGACAGACGGGCTCAAATCAGCGCATACCGAAGCATCATCGGAGATGCGCGCGTAAACGACCGCCTCGTGCGGGTGCGTGAAGGTTCCGCCCTCGGGCGAGCAAGATCGATGCGGCGGCGTGGATAGACACGCGGCTAAGGCCTATAGCGAAGCGCGGTCTCACAGGCGCTAGCGTAAATGGTCCAATGCTCGGCGAGAGGGTGAGACTACCTCGCCAGTCGGACAAAAACCCCGGCCCGCATCGACACTATCACCAAGGCAGCTACGGCTGATCTTGGTCACGAGGACCTTGGGCATCAGGACGATGCGGGGACGTTCGCGACGTAGCGCTCGGTAACGTCGTCCCGGCCGGTAAAAGTCCGGCCCACTGGCAGTTCCGCCCTCACGGGCACACGAGTTCGACGCGTGCAGCGGCGTTAGCGCCGTCCAGTTGCCAGTCTGGCGAGACTGGGAGGCCCTAAACGAGGTCGCCACCTCCGGACAGGGAAGCTCGTACCCAACCGAGCCCGCGTCGATATCCATAAGCCGGCAAGAGAGGCCGGCGCCAAGTTCGGTGGGTGAGCCCTAGGCAACGAAGGGCAGTGGCCTCGTAGCAGTCAGTGGCGTGCTTTCTGACCACCCATCACTCAATCAACATTCGGAGCTATTGTATGCGGGTCCAAGGCTATCGCATTGGCAAGGTCAATGTTCTGAGCCGTACCAGCGGTGGCGGCCTCTGTCTTGTTGGCGACGCCCCGAAGACTGGGACGTGGCGTTGGGCGGTTTATGTCGAAAAGCTGGCGTGGCCGGACCGTTTCATCTCGCGGGCAAAGCGGCGAGTCGGGCAGTGGCACGACTATTACTGGCTTCCGTTCGGGTTCAAGCTCATAGTCAGCTTTCAGGACTGGCATAAGCGCGCTCCAAGCGATCCGCTGCCGGATTATGTCTGAAGCATCGATTATCCCGCAGTAGCATCAGCCTGGTGGAGCGAGCATGAGGCCGAGCTCGCCAATAATGAAACGAGACCACTAATGCCCGCAGGCCGCCCTTCCGAGTATACGCCCGCACTGGGAAACGAGCTGATTGAGCTGATGGCCACCGGGCTCTCGCTTACGGCTGCCGCGGCTTCGCTTGGGTTCCACCGCGATACGATGTACGATTGGTCGCAGAAACACCCGGAATTTTCCGACGCGTTAAAGCTCGCCAAGGGCAAACGGGTGCTGAAACTTGAGACGGATCTGCTCGATGCGCCTGATGGCCCGACTGTCACGTCCCGCATCTTTGCACTGAAGAACGCTGATCCGACCGAGTGGCGCGACCGCGTTCAGCAGGAGATCACCGGCAAGGACGGCGGCCCGATCGAGGTCGCCAAGACGCTGGCCGATCTGGACGATGCGGAGCGCGAGCTGTTGCGCCAGTTGGTCGGAAAACGGGCGGGCGGGGAATGACAGCGCATGTTGCTTTAGCAGCAATCATTTACACGGCTTCAGTCTTTTCCTTGATTGCTGGCATTGGGTTGCTGCCGTTTTATGATCGTCCTTTGCGCCCACTTAAGCTATGCGCGCCCGTATTGCTATTAGCGCTTTCGATCGCCGGAATCATTTGGGTCGCCGCCGCTCCGCACGGGATGGCTACTCAAATCAATCCCGGCTGGCGCGGGAATTGCGGGAAATAAAAATCCTCTGCATCCCGAGCCGGTAGAAATGATTTTGCTCATCCTACCAACGGGCATGACCTAACCGACTGAAATCACACAACGGGCCGCGCGCTGCGGTCTGAACGTGCGCGCTGCGCGGAGGTTTGGGATGTGTGCTGGTAATGGAGACGATACGGTTCGCGCCCCCGAGGTCGAGCTTGCGAAGCTGATCAAGGACAGCCTCGACATCGACGTTCAGCCGGGCATCTTGCGGCTGTTCATCAAGGCCGAATGGGACGCAATTGCCAGGGCGGCGCATGCGATCCATGGGCGCGGCGCGGGGCGCATCAGGCCGGGGATCAAGACGGCTGATGGGCCGCGCGGGGAACACAGGCCGTGGGGCGTTTATCCGCTTCCGTCCGTTCCTGCTGACACGAATATCTGGAACGATCGCCATAATGGCGACGCTCATCGCTAATGCCCTCTGCCACCGCGCGCGAGGCGCTGGTTCGCTACGCGCTCGCCAACCCCGATTGGGCCATCCGCGAGCTGGACCGGCTGGAAAGCGAAACCAGCCTGATGGGCTTCACGCGCCGGGCGTGGCCAGTTCTGGAGCCGGCACAACCGCTGATCGAGGGGCGGGTTCTCGACGCGATCTGCGAACACCTCGAGGCGGTGTCGCGCGGGGAAATCCTTCGGCTGCTTATCAATGTGCCGCCGGGCTTTTCCAAGTCGCTGCTGACCGGCGTGTTCTGGCCGGCATGGGAATGGGGGCCGATGAACATGGCCTCAAAGCGGTTCTACTGCACGGCCTATTCGCATCGCCTTGCCGAGCGCGACGCCGGCCGCATGCTGAACCTGGTCACCAGCGAATGGTATCAGGCACTGTGGGGTGATCGCGTCAAGCTGGTATCCGAAGGGCAAAGGAGGTTTGAAAACACGAAACGCGGGTGGCGTGTCGCGGTGCCGTTTACCAGCCTGACCGGCGACCGAGGCGACCGCGTGCTGGTTGATGATCCGCTATCGGTGAAGAAGGCCGCGAGCAAGAAAGAGCTGGAGACGGCGAAGTTCCTGTTTCTGGAATCGCTGCCGACGCGCCTCAATAACCCGGATAAATCTCCAATCGTCGTCATCATGCAGCGTCTGCATGAGGAGGACACCTCCGGCGTCATTTTGTCGAACGACCTCGGCTACGACCATCTAATGCTGCCGATGGAATACGACTCCTCGCGTCATTGCGTGACATCGATCGGGTTCGAGGATTGGCGCACGGAAGACGGCGAGTTGCTGTTCCCGGAGCGCTTCCCGCCGGAAGTCGTCGCCGAATTGAAACAGACAATGGGCCCTTACGCTGCGGCGGGGCAGTTGCAGCAA